ATTCGACCAAAAATTTTAATTTAGCACAAGCTTCTAATTTCGATTTATTTGTGGTCACGAAGCCGGAACGTCGACCGTGTCGGCCCTGTAATCTATTTTTAGGATCATGTAACATAGTTCCTGGAAAATTTTCTTCTCCCGTATCACGAATTACAACTAGCGCGGCCTCTCCCAATGTATTACTTTCAACTGACCAATATATATCACGAGCACCAACTAAATAAATTTCTTCTAATACTTTTTTTACTGTTCTTACCTGCTCTTCTATAGGAGCCTTATTGTTACTCCATTCTGCTACCTGAATTAATGTAGGTAATTCAATAACCTGAATAGCTGCATTATCTCCACCAGTTCCCATTGATGGGTCTAAGGAAACAACATAGGTAAGCTGAGGATTAATTTGTCCGTACCAACGAACTTGTCCAGATTTTCTAATTGGTTGAATTGATTCGAGTTGTGATAATTTAACTGAATTAATAAGTGTTTCTTCAAATGTAATAAACTTACATTCATGTTCTCTTAAGAATCTATCTTCACCCAATGCATTAAGTTCAGATTGTGCCCATTGTTCATTACGGTCTGGATGTGATCTCCAAGTAGTCATATATGGACGGAAACCATTTGCTCCAATCTCAGTTTCATTGCCCTGATTATCTACAAGTTTATTAGCACCAAACCATATATCAGCAAACTGATCCTCATCGGTGTTCGGTGTTGAAGTAATAATACATTTACCACCAGTCGATAATGTAGGTGATAAGGAAGTCCAAAATTCTTTAGCGATATTAGGTTCGACGAATGCAAACTCGTCCAAGTAAATTAATGAAAGAGATTTACCACGACCTGTTGTTTCTGTTGTTGTTTCTGCAAAGATTCTTGAACCATTATCAAATTCTAAAGATTTTTTATTATATACTCCTGCTCCTGCTCTAATATGGTCTGGTACAGATTCATATGCATAACGAATTCTATGCATAATATCTTGTGCTCCGTCGTATTTGTTAGAAGCAATAAGAATAGTAACATCATCGTTAAACATAGCAAACCAAAGAAGATATCCTGCAGCAACCGTAGTTTTGCCCATTTGTCGACTAACCATGTTAACTGATTTACGATATCTATGATAGGTATTAATTAGATCAACCTGAAAATCATATAGATGTAATTTTTGTCTACCCAAAAGTGGATGTTGGATATACATAAAATTTTCAATAAAATACTGAGGACCGTTGATTGGATCCATACAAGCTTTAAGTTCATCTATCTGTTCTTTTGTATAAGATACCTTAGTACCAGCACGCTTTACTAATTTATTGTCCTGATATATAGCCATTAATAATCTCCATCATCCCTGTCATAACGCGGATCATAATGATCTTCTGATTCTGAGGGTGCAGGTATATTATCAATTATATTTTCAAAACGATTATTTAATGGTCCAATATATAATTGAGGATTGAGCAATTGTTTTAAATTATTATGTCCTAATTCTGATTTAAAAGTTTCAAAATCAACCTCTTGGGAATCTATAACAAACCGACCGTCCTCATGAAAGGATAATTCATGAATTTCAATATTACCCATTGTTGGTACTTGATAGGATTTGAATGTAGGAGAATCCGCTCTATGATTCCATCCAACAGGAACTTCGTCGACGTCCCATTCGTAATCTGAACCAGCACTAGCATCAATGGTTGCTACAACATTAATCGGTTCGTTAGATTTATTTTGTATAGAAGCGGAAATCACAATATCACCAGTAAAGGTAATTGTTGTATCATTATGTTCGAAACCGTGCTCAATAGCTACAATTTTAAAATTGGTCGGTTTCTAATTCTCAATTAAGTTTTTTTTTTGGTTTCGCTTTCTTTTAGATAATTTCTATAACTGTAAACAAGTTCTTTATGAACTTCAGCAACTGCAACACGTTTCTGTTCTGGGTTATCTCCAGATTTAGCATTACCACCAATTGCAGTCACAACCGGACTATCAGCACCTGTTGGAAAATAATCAGTTGCTGATGCATCATGTTCTTCATCATAACCATTATTTAAATCAAAGTTTTCTTCAACAGCACTATCAAATTTCTTTGAGTAATGACTTCCTTGAACCCCATGACCTTCACCCTTAAGAACCATATTGTATAGTAATGCTGCAACATCCATTGCTGATCTTGCCTTGTTAATACGACCCATTAGATATTGTTTCTTAATATCAGTTGTTGTTGATTGACCTAAAATTTCATGTGCGCGAGCCTTTGCTGCCTCAACTGGTAACATAGCCAAAGAATTAATTTCGGTTGGATCAATATCAGTTCCTCTTGGAGTGCGAGGACCTTGTCCTTCCTCAAATTCATCACCACCAAAATGACCATAATCTTCATCAGAACCCATTCCAGCACTTGCTAATGCGTCTGCATCTGCTTCAGCATCAGTCATCCCATCAGAAGGTTCATCATCATGATCCATATCACCAAAACGATCTTGTATAAAGGTAATAACTTCATCATACTCGTGTCCTTCAACACCAGCCTCTTCCATTTCTCTTTCAACTGTTTCGGCTGCTTCCTGAGGGTCAATAAAATATGGATTATCAGTAAGTTCTATAAAACGCTTAATCCAATGATTCTCACCTTCCATCTGATACATATGATCTTCTTCCATATGGCACGCATCTCTTGCATCTTCTGGATTATCCTGATTGCACACATCAACGTATGCCTCCTCAACATCATCTTCCATCATTGCACATTCTTCTGCCTTACCGTGTTTCTTATTATAAATTGACCATGCTGTAGCAAATGCTTTCTGCTTGCCTTCTTTATCATGACCATATTCGTTTTTTAATTTCATTACTAGAGCTTCCATTCCTGGAGGAGCCTTCTCTTCTACATAATCAGGGCCGACACTGGCAACTGCTTCGCCAATACCAGGAACTGCCTGTACACTTTCATTAAGCCTGATACCGGCCAATTGTTTTATTCTTTGTAGATTCATAGTTTACCTACCTTAAAAAGATTAGGCTTCTTAATACGACCAAATAAGCCAATCTGATGCTTGTCTAAATTCTTTGGACTGTTAAATTCATCATATCCCTTAGGCAATGTCGAATGATCAACATCTTGTCCTGGACTTAAAGGATTTTCAACCGTCACCATTTCTCTTTCTTTACGAACCTTTTCTAGTTCTTTCAAGAATTCTATATTATATTTTTCACCATATCTTTCTTCATCGGCGCCTTCTACTTGCTCATAATCACTTCCAAGTCTAGTCTTATATGTTTTTCTGTATTCTGGAGAATTTCTATCAACAAATAAATCAGTTTCAATTTGACGTGGATCATTTTGAGAATATACAGCAAGTAATGCTGGGGAAATTGCAAGAGAATTACAAATGAAAACTCTTAGAAAATCTAATGAACTTGGATAGCTCATTGTAATATCGCAAATAAAAACTGGAGAATTCTTAACATTAGGAAAATCTAAAGGATTTTCCTGAATAGGTGTTTTTCTAAATGCTGAAGCATTTGTTAAACCATACTTTGCTAAGCATGCTTCTAATTGATCAACCATCTTATCGGTCATTTCTGGCACAGCAAACTTCAAGACATACTGATATTCTGTCTTAGTTTCTGCAACATAGGTAGCAAATGATTTCTTATCTGTCATTATATTGACTCCATATTGCTACTATTTATCAATTCTTTGAGAATTTGCGGATACTATATATTTGAGTAGATCATTTCTATCAAACTCTGTTCCAGAATTTCCTTTATTATTGCCCTGATCGCCATCGGCTTGTTCTGCTTTTATCTTTTTTAATTGAAGTTCAATCATTCGTAATTTCTTTTCCGCCTTAGCATTTTTAGCTTCGAGCGCCGTCTTAAGCATTTGTCCAGCAACTTCATAAATCTTTCCAGAATGCATATCAGGTACATTTCCACCTAAAGAAACTAAATCCTCGAAAGTCTTTATGGCCTTATCATGAATATTATCCATATCATGATCATGCTCTTCTAATCCAACGACCATTGGTAACGCACAGTCTACCTTTTCAGCTGTTGTCAAAGAAGACATAATTTCTTTTGCTTCTAGCATTAATTCGTCTTTTGACTTAGATGGTTGTTCTATTTCAACTACTGTTTCTTCAGTAGGGGGTAAGTTAAAAAATTCTTCCATTTTTTTGGTAATTTTATTTGCCTCTTCTGTTTTTGTGATAATTTATTAATTTAGAAAAAGAATCTATAATTTCACCAAAAGCTGGATCATTTACGTTATATTTCTTCATCATAATGGATGATACTTCTAATAATCTTCCAAATTCATCATCTGTCATTGACATATTATTACCAATTATTGATTTAATAATATCAACAAATTCTTTTCTTTCCTGCTCAAGGTGGCGGGTTGTTATATTAATCGTTATTTCGATTAGCTTCATGTCTTTCTACCACACCTCTAAGAATTTTATTCATTTCTCTAAGACATTCAAGCTGTCCTTCCAATTTTTCTTGAGCGGTTAATTCAATATCTTCTTCTATTTTTTCTTGTTTTTTATTATCTGTTTTCTTAACCATAAAACTACCCTTCTCTAAGGATTATTAAAGATATTATTCTCATTCATTACTCTGAATGTCATGCCATGATGTTTCGCAAATGCATGTGCTGCTGCCCATTTATAGGTATTCAATGCGACCGCTGCCTTAGCCTTCTCTGTCTTAGCTTTCTCTAAAAACGTTTGTTTGGCTGGCTTTACTTCGATAATCTCTGCTTTTTGATTACCTTTAGCATCCACATAAGTGACCACAAAGTCTGGCACATACACGGTATATTTACCAGTAAATGGATTCTTATAGGGAATTTTTAGAGATTCACTGGCCCAACTTATTATACTCGAGTTGGTATCAAACATCACCATCACCTTATGTTCCCAAGATGAGCGAAAAACTATAGGACGCTTCCCGACATACTTACTCGAATTTACTGGAGTATAAAATCCTTGAACATAGGATCTCATTTAATTAAGACCTTATTTGATTTGCTTGAAGACTAAACCTATTATCAATAGATGTAACTACTCCAACTTGATTTCCAGGATCACGTAAATTATTAAATGCTCTATAAGCATTTTCACTAAAAAGAAGTTGACCATTAAATTCTGCCTGTTCAACCATTGCTATAGGATTTAATCCCATTTGTGTTGCCATATCTATAGCTAAACCAGCCATAGTATCAGCATATAAAATTCCTGTTCCTCTTGACAAGAAGTAAGATCTCATTGCATCATAGACATCTGACGCATAATTTCCAACAACGCCCGCACCGAGCGCAGATTGAGATACTGATCCCGGACTTGGATATGCCGTTGGACCACTTGAATATTGAAATGTATTTTCAGGATATCCATTTACAAGTTTAACAGTCTTCTGCGTACCTAAATAGGTAAGCATCTGAGAACTGAAACGACCAAGTGTTGCTACGCTTGAATTAGCCACCTAAGATACTTCCTCCAATTCTATTTACGTCCAAATAAGAAGTTGTTCCTGCACCAGCTGTAGATGCAAATGGTCTGGTTAGAATACTTGGAGATTGTTGAGGATAATATGGTGTTGGAGATATATGTGCTAGTCCATCCAAGGCGCTTGCACTTACTCTTCTAACAACCTGATCTGATGCAAATGCACCTGTCACATTACTTAATGCAGTCTGACTATTTAATCCAATTCTCTGTAATATAGGATTACTGGATTGTAACAGTGGATTATTAGATTCAATAAAATCCATTAGAGTTGCATTGAATGCTAAAACTGGTAACTCTAAAAATTCGCCATGTTCATATTGATCGATAGTTGAAACATTATTAGATTGATTGCTTGGATTTCCTAATTGCATATTCTGAATAACATAATAAGCATATTCATAATCAAACGTGAATGTTAATTCAAGCGTCTTATCTCCTGCTGCATAGTTTAATGTATCGTGTGTAAATGCGGAGATTCTTGGATTTACCAGGGTGACCTGATTAAATCTTCCTGCATGAACTTGAAAAATATCAATTCCTTGGATTAGGTTTCTAATATTTGCTACTTGTGGTAAATTAAATCCAAAATTATGATTAGTAAGAATATCTGATACAATATTTTCCGTATCTTGTTTACTACCTATTGTATCTGTAGGAGAATTATTTCCATTTACTGCATTACTCTGAAAAAGATTTGTAATACTTGCTGGCAAACCTGCGAGGTTAGGATTAATTGCTGGAGTGATATTCTGTAGGAAACTTTCTACAGAATACGTTCCATTTCTTGCTTGACTCTGAACTGGTGCATTCATATTTGGTTCGATACCATCAGAAAAATAATACCTATAGTACATTTCCCAAAACTTCAATGTCTTGCCATCACATACATCATGAAAAACTATTTTTACCGGTTCAAATGCAACTTTGGTTTGACTCAATCGTTTTCTGTTGTATTGATTAAGTGGAGTAGTTTCAATCTTAAATGATGGCATCTCAACTGTCTTTACCAATGGTGCAATTTGCTGCCATGATGCAGGATTAAAGAATTGATTGATATAATCTGATGCTGTTCCTACTTTATTTAAGCGAACATTAATATAATATTCAAAAGGAAATCTTGGTTGATTTCTATATAAAGCTGTAGATTGCTGATTAAAGTTATAGGTAGCATGATGCGAACTCTTCTCATAAAAGAATCCAGCCGATGTTAGATCTGTAAATAAACTTGAGAAGGATGGCATAATAAACTATTTATCTCTGATTTCTACTATATTATTTTACTATATTAGAAAAGAAAATAGGGAGTTAAACTCCCTATTTTGTTGATTATAAACAAATAATCATGCAAACGTTGTACCACCAGTTGGGGAAGCGATATCTGGATATGGATCTCCACCAACGGTTGTTCCGTCGTTTGTATTTGGACCTGCAACGTTTGTTGCATTATCGTAACGAATTGATAATGTTACCATCATTGGATCGCCACTTGCATAATCACCTTCGTCATATTGAGCACTGGTTAACCAGCAACCTTCTAAGTTCCATGATTCTAATGCATCATTATCAGTACCATCTAATGTATCAATTGTCATCGTAAATTTGTAATTAATACCTGCTACCGCGCTCGTTTGTTCAAAGTGATTCATTTGTTTCTGAATCTGGGCGCCAACTGAGGAAATTACCGAATTAGTAATATCATCACGCAATTTCATTTCAATTGGTTCAAATGTATGTTTACCCTGAATCCATGCAACTGAATTGTATGAATCTAATTTAACTTCCTCATATGAAACTTTTGGACGTGTACAAGTAACAACGTTGGCTGTCATTTCACGTAGTCCATTATTCTCACCAAGGCCCTGAAAAGTTACTCGAAAACGATATTTTTGTTTTGGATGCAAAATACCTAATGGTGCTCCATTAAGAGGAACTCCAAATTTTGATAGTGTGCTGCCTGCCATATATTTTTCTCCTGCTTTAAAAGCTAATACTATTTATCAATTATGGGAAATTTTTTATCCATGGGTATTCCAGCGAACTCTATAATTGCGTAAGATTCTATTATATCTGAATTACATTTATACGGGATTGCAGCATAACCATTCTGTCCCCATTTTGGTCCATAAGAATTTGCTACAATCCACGAACCATCATTTAAATTGTCATTATATCCTATGCAAGTCATTGCATGTCCAAGAGATAATTTATTATCTGTATCATTAATTGGCCAATATTGTTGATCTTCTAATTTACCTTTAATAAATTTAAATCTTTTTCCAGTAAGCATTCCAAAAATAACGGGGATTCCTTTGTTTAAATATTCTTTCCAATCATTTATTGAGATTATATCATAAGATTGTAGTTTATAATGGGATGCTTCTTGCATCTCATTTAATCCTGGTTCTAAATCAATTCTATGAGATGAAAATGGCCATCTAGATTCAGAACATACACCATATAGAGCTAATGCTCTTAATGTTTCCCTTAATTCTGCACCCCTTTTATCTAATCTATTTTGCAATTTTCGAGTCATATAATAAAGATATAATCGTGAAAAGAATATCCTACGGTGATTCATAGCCATCATAATTTCTATTGCCAATAATGTTGAACTAGCTGTACAACATTCACTTTTTTCTTGATGTGGCAAATATTGGATGTAATCTATTAAGGATAATTGTGATGGAAAACTCGACATAAGGTTATTTAGTCAAAAAAATGCCCGCATTCTTTGCGGGCATTTTATAATTTAAAACTATTAGGCTGTTGGTGTTGAAGTTAAACTTGCACCGGTGTTAACAATTCTAATTGGGATGTAAATAAATTCAATTGCCTTAACTGGTTGAATTGCTACATCGATCCATAATTCATTTGCATCAATACGAGCCGGTGTATTATTGCTTGTATCGCAAACAACCAAATAATCATATAGAGCACGTAATGTAATTAATTCCGCTAGGAAATTATTAAATGCTGCTGTAACTGCTGCACGGGTTGTAGAATCGTTTGGTTCAAATAAGAATGGCTGTGCTAAATTATTAAATTGATAACGTAGATAGTTCTCTAAACGAACAACATTGATACGATCTGTTGCACTAGCATATGGTTGGCGGTCTTTCTGTCCAAATATAACAATTCCGCCTGCTGGTAGAATACGGATTGGATTAATACCATTGGTATAAAGAATATCTCTCTGTCCCTGATTTAATCTAGTTGAAATAAATTGTCCTGAACTATTAACATATCCAACATCCGCTGCATTATTAACGACACCGCGTTGTAATCCTGCTGGAGCAAACCACGGATAAGCAACCTGATCATTATATGCAATTGTTGCTAAGGCCATATGTGATGGAGGAACAACAACATCAGTACCATCAACGTTTGTGCTTAATCCACTTGGATACCATACTCCAAAATATTTACTTGCAGAAACAAGCCCGTCTGGGCCATCACCTAAAGCATTGGATGAATCAGTTGCCCAATTCTGTAGTGATGTTCCTGTTGCACTTAATGTAAATGGTGTGTCTGCAACGACGAATGCTGTTTCAGCACGGGCCGTATTTAGAACTAACATATCACTAATCGCCTCAACAAATCCTGGCGCAGCGATTAAGTTAAAGAATAA